TAGGGAGTCCCATTAACGGTAATCTTTATTTTGACTGGCGTGCCGTCGGCGGCGGTTCCGGGGCCGGTCACCATGCCCGTGACGGTGTTGAGTTCCATGAGGGAGGAAATCTTATTACCGCCATAGACATAGATGGCCTCATCCATCGTGGCCGCACCGTTGTTCGTCATGTAGAGCAACTGGTGGGAGCCGGTGACAGCTTCGGCCTGATGAGAGTCGAGCCAAGCGGAAGTGACGTGCGAGGCGGTCGTGGCGGTCGAGGCTTCAATCAGGCCATACAAGCCAGTCATGAAAGCCGAACCAGCCATTGTGCCGTCAGAACGTGCCTGACCGTAAGTACCAATGATAGTTCCGCCAGTATTCGTTGCTCCAGAGGCATTAATGGCGACACCCAAGATAGCGGTTGCCGAACCAGTGCCAGTGACATTCAAATTGGCGTCCTGCCACAAACCATAGAACGCACCGCTGGTCTTATTGGTGTCAGATTTACCCTCATACGAACCAATTTCAGTAGAAGTGGTCGTATGGTTGTGGATTTTCAGCGTCTGAGCAGTCTTGCCAGAGTCGTTGAAATACAGTTGACCCGTCCCCTTCCCGGTGAAGGTGATGTAGTCGGAGGAGGCATCACCGAGCGTGGTGGTTCCGGTGATTGCGATGTTGCCGGAACCGTCAATGACGGTAGTGCCGTCAACCGCAATCCCCTCGTCGAAGGAAATCAGGCGGTTGTAGATGGAGCCGCCGAGGCTCTCCCCCTTGCTTCCGGGAAGCGGGAGGCAGACGCCCAAGGCGACGACCACGGCGACCAATCCGCCGATTAGGAATTTCTGAAGCGTATTCATGTTCGTTGTTGGTTAAGGGTTAGGGGGGAGGCTCACAACCTCCCCCAAAACCGATTAACTTATCAGGACCAGGAGCTGGCCAGGATGTTAACATCCACGAGAGCATTCTTCATGTCTGCGAATGTCTTGTATCCGTACAGCATCCAGGGGTAGACGTACCGACCCAACCGCTTTTCGGCGAGGCGGAACTCCACGTTCGGCGACTTCTGGACGACCAAGTCGGTGGCGCCCTTCATGCCGAACAGGGCGTGCTGGGTCTGGAGGCTCCACGGGTCGAGGGCTTCCGAGGCGGCGACCACGATGTCGCCGAAACCGGCGATGGTCATGACCGTGGTTCCGTCGGTGGCGACGACACCGGCCTGAGTCAACTTGAAGCGGTCAGCATCACTGACTGCGATGTACTGAGCGGTAGTACCCGAGTCGTTAATAGCCGCAACCAAGTTATCGAGCGAGACGGCAACCGAGGTCTCAGACTTGACTTGACCAGCGGTGGTCAGGGTCGAGGTCTCGAAGGTGAACGTGACACCGGCGATGCTCACCGTATCGCCGTCGGTCGGCTGGTTGGCCGGAGTCCAAGTGGCGGTGTAGGCGAGGTTGTTGGTGTAGAACAACTTGAAGCCGAACCGCTCCATGACGATGCCGTTGTCGCCGATTGAGTCGGCGGCCCCGGTGTCCTTGCCGCCGATGTACAGGCGGACGGTCTCCAGCATCCGGGGGCCGATGAGGGCGAACCGGTCACGCTGGGGGATGTTCAGGGCGTCCAGCTTGCGGCTGGCGGCGGTGAAGATGTTTTGGATGTTCGAGGTGGACATCGTGATTGGGGTGGTCGCACCCGAACCGCCCACGTCGGCGGCGTAGATGTCGGAGTTGGCGTTGGTGAACTCGCTGGCGATTACCTGGTCGAGGACGTTGTTCAGCAGACGTTGGGCGTCACCGGCGAACTTCATCGCCATGTCCCACTTATTCTGCAACTTATCAATGTCATCGACGTAGAAGGGAACCACCTTGGCCGTGCTGACGGTCAGCTGCTCGTTCGCACCGCTCACGTCCTGCGACGTGATGTCGGTGGCCTTGGTGTAGGTCTTGACCACCAAGTGCGAGCGGTATGGCTTGTTGACGGTATCCCCTTCAAAGAGCTGGTCACGCAGTTCGGTGTTGGCGAGGGCGATGGCCACGTTCTCCTTGAAGAAAATGGTCTGCATCTCCCTGGCCCAGATTTCGGGATTGAATGAAGTCAAATCGTAACCCATATTGATTGTTCAAGTTATGCGACCTGACTGCGACATGAGGTTCTATTTCGCCTTGAGGTTCTGTTTCTTCCACTTGGCGAAATCCTCGTCGTTCAGGTCACGTACGTTTTCGGGCTTCACTTCGGACAGCCTCTTCCCGCCCACCCTTCGGTTGGCGTTCGAGCCTCCGAGTGCCGCCTCTTCGTTCTTAGATTTCTCGTCCTCCTGACCGACCCTGAACTTGACGTAATCGGACTTGGCCGCCTCCCTGTAGGAGACGTTGTTCATCTTGGCGAACAGCCGGATTTCCTTCTGGATTTCCTCGCTGAACTCGCCAACCTGACCCATCCGAATCTCGTCCAGTTCCTTTTCGGTCTTATCGAGCCTTTCCCTGAGCGGGCTGTCGTCGGTTTTCGACTCGACCCGCTTCTCCTCGGTCTTCTGGGTCTTTTCCCCGGTTTCGGGGTCGAATCCCAGTTCCCGGAGTTTGGCCTCGTGGCGTTCACGGGCTTCCCTCTGGCTCTTCTTCTGCTTGATTGCAGTCGAGAGCTTCTCTTGGTGGTCTAGGCGTTCGGCGGTGAGCTTGTCGATTCTTTCCGAGTCGGCCTCGGCGTCGAACCCGAACTCCTCCACCACCTCCTGACGCACCTCATCCCCGCTCTTGGGGACGAACTTGTCCTCGCTGTTGGCATCTGCCATATTTTTTTCCCATTTGGGAGTTATTAGGGGATAGCGTCCCCATCAGTCAGGCGGACAGGCATCACGCCCGACTGGGGAGAAACTACTTACACCTGAAACGAGTCCTTGGGGTCAATCTTCCTCGTCTCGTTAGGGGAATAGGCCATGAAATCCGATAGCAGTTCCTTGAGCATGACGACCGCCTTCTTGGTCGCCACCAGCTCGATGCAGGTCTTGATTGGGTTCAGTCCCACCTCCATCCTGTCAATCGACGTGATGCCCGACAACTTTTCGGAGACGTAGGACTGGAGTTCCTCGACCTTGACCGATGGAATCCCCGAAAGGACTTCACTTGCCCTCATACACCTCGACCTGTTGCATCAGGCGGTGAACCATGATTTGAGCCTTGGTCAGTTCCATGGCCTTGTCCGCATCATCGATGTCGGAATAATACGCCTTCATTATGTCATGGCATTTCTTCTCCTGCTTCTTGGTCTGGGTCTTGGCGTAGTTACCGACCTTCTCCACCAGCCTCTTGGCCTCGGCATGGAGCTTCTTCCTCTCCTTCTCGAATGACTTCAGCTTGGCGTTGACCGTCCTGTTGACGTATTTGGCAGTTGAACTCATAGCACCTGCGGCTTAGTTTGGTTAGGGGTCGGGGCGTTGCCCCCCATGGCCGGGGTTCCGGCCTTCAACTGCTCGTTGGCCAGGTTGACCGGGGGGAGTTTGGTGGTGTCGATGCGGTACTTCGTCCAGACGGAATCCAAGAGGAACTGCCGACGCACCGGGTCGGTCTCCAAGGCGAGGAACTGGGCAATCGTCTGCGCCTCGGCGTTCACGTCGAACGCCTCCCCGGTGATGTCAACCTCGACCCTCGCCGTGAACCCGCTCCAGTAGTCCCGTTCCACGGACACGAACTCGTCCTTGGACTTGGACAGTTCCCTCAGTTTCGACTCCCTTATCAGGTCGGCCTCGGCCTTGGTGTGCGGCCCGATGTAGAGGAGATTGGCGGCGTACCAGTTGTCAACGACCATGTTCCTGTACTCGTCCATGTAGTCCTTGTCCCCGGTGATGCGTATCACGTCCGTGTCCCTGATGGACTTCAGGAGTTCCGGGAGAATCCAGTCCTCGTACATCTCCTTGTAGGCCAGCCCCAGCTTCTCCCTGACGAACAGGTAGGTCTTGTTGGCGTTCTGGTTCAGCAAAGCCCCTAAGCGAAACGGCATGGCCGAGGGGGTGTCGGAACCGGAGACTATCTCCATGGCGTTCGTGATGCGGTCGGCCACCTTCATCAGGTTGTTCCACTCGGCCATGTAGTTTTCAATCTCGTGGAAACGGGTGTCCACCCGCTGGAGGTTCTTGACCCCGATGATGTCGCCGTTCATCAAATCGGTCAGGACGGACTTGTAGGCGGTCGGGTCGTCCGTGGTGAAGAGCTGCTTGCCCGCCGACTCCATGCCCCTGGCAATCTGGTTGCCGATTTCGTTCGCCCGAATCTGGATGTCGGCCAACTGCTCGTAGAACCCCTCCCGGAACCAGCGTCCGTTGTACCGACCCCGATGGTACTCCCGGTACACGTCCGTCATGGACTTTATCCTTCCGGCGTAGAGTATCGTGCCGCCGCCGTCCTTCCCGTGAAGGGCGAGGACGACCTTGGCGAGGACGTACTTCTCGTCGTCGCCCTTCCGCCTGTTGACCTTCCTGCCCGTCGCCTCCATGGCGTCGTTCAGGTCGGCGAGGCAGACCTCCCCGTTCCGCTCGAAAATCTCGTAGAAGGGGATGGACTCGTCCACCACCACGTCGCTCGACAGCGAGATGTACGATTCGTTGGGGTGGCTCTCGATGAGGTCGTCCACGGCGTCCGTGTCGTAGACCCCCCGCCTGTCACGCAGTTCCGACTGCGACAAAATATGCTGCTCGATTACGGGAGTCTCGTTGACCGACCTCGCCCGCTGGTTGATTACGAAAGTCGAGATGAAGTCCAGCTTCACCTTTCCGCCCCTGACCTTCTTCCACAGGACGTTGCCCCAGCCGGTCGAGTCCTCCACGTCCTCGTTCAGGGCGGCACCCTGCTTCGTCTCCCGCATCCACTCCCGGAGGACGGCGTTCGCAAGGAAGATTCGGAACCTGTCGTTCCCCATGTTCGAGTGGAGGTTGATGTCCTTGGTGTCGATGTCGATGTTCTTGGTCTCGTCCGAAATCCTCGGACCGATGACGTCGAACCAATACTTGTAGTTCCCCTGGCTGTCGATGTTGCCGCTGGGGTAAATCTTGTTGGATAAATTGTAGATTTTCCTGACCAAATCGTACTGCGAAAAGGAGTACGAGTCGGTTATCATCACCCGACAGTCCGTGAAGGAGTCAATCTCGTTCCTGACCAGCTTGGATATTTCCATAGTCATCTCCATTCGGTGCCGTAAGACCTCCGGCACTTGAGGATTCTGTCGTCAACCTTCCGGGACGGCGAGTGGTGTACGTTCCATACGGCGTCGAATCCCCGACCGCACTCGGACTTCTCTGCGGGGAGGACGGCGGCGCTAGGGGAGAAGCGAGTCCCTTTCCCTCGAATTTCGGTTTTCCCTGACCCTTGCCTCATCGGCATAGTTGGATTCCGGTTTAGGCGGTAGTAAGTCGAACGCCACCCGCATTATGAAATTGTCCAAATCGTCCGGGCTTCTGCCAATCACCTCCTTGATTTTGTCCTTGGGAACCAGTCGCTTCTTCCCGTCCCCGTCCGGCTGGGCGTCCTTGAGTTGGGCGAGTTCGTCCTCAATCCTCTGGCGGTGCCCCTCGTCCGTGATGTCGGCACCCACCTTGCGGTCGTTTATCCTCTCGGCGAGGTAGTAGCCGCACTGGTCCTTCAGGGTGGCGAAGTTCTCCCTCGGCGTGACTTCCCGGAGTTCGCCGTTCTTCAGCACCTTCTGCGGCTTGGCGTTCGGGTTCTCCATCGGGCTGGAGTTCGCTATGAACCCCCGGCACCCACGGATGTTGTCCATGACCCCGCCTCCGAGGCCAACCTCGTCAACGATGAGGCGGCTCCTGGGAATTTGGTTTTTCTGGAGTATTATCTTGACCTTCTCGGCGGTGACGGCGGTGTCCTGATGCTCCCAGACGTGGACTTCGCTCACGTTCCACCCCTGCCAGACGTAGAGGCGGGTGCTGTCCTTCCCGAACCGGGCGACGTCCAGCGTGGCGAACCTCTCCGGCGTCCATTCGAGCACGTTCGTCCAGATGTCCTGAATGGCGTTTCCGTTGATTAGGGAATCATCGTCCTCGTCGTAGTCCCAGTTCCCGTCCTTCAGCCTCTGCTTCAGTATCCTGTCGGTTATCTCGTTCAGGTTGTCGCCGTATTCCTTGGATGTGTAGGTGTTGTCGGTGTAGAGGGCCGGGACGAAGGCGTACTTCGGGTCGAGCGTCCCCTGCTTCCACGGCGTCACAATCATCCGCTTCAGCCAGTTCTTCTTGGGGTTCGCCGTGAGGAGCAGCTTCGGAGCCAGCCCGTACTCGGAGTTCATGTGCCGACCGATGCGGCTCTTCAGCACGTCGAACGCCATCAGCTCTATCTCGCTCGCCTCGTCGATGGCACCGCCGGTGTACTCGGTGCTCCCGAACCTCTCGTACATCGGGTCGGAGGGGGAGTAGGCCACGTCGAGAAGGTCAATCTTGCTCCCGTTCACGAACTTGACGTAGTTGTACTGCTGGTTCAGCTTCCAATCGGAATCAGGTATTTTGTGGTACTTGCAGACCTTGAGGAACGTCTCGTAGGTGCTGGACATCAGCCGCTTCAGCTCGTTCCGCCCGATGAACCACTTGGTGCCGGGATAGACGTAGCAGGAGTAGACCAGCCACTCGGCGAGGAACCAGCTCTTGCCCCCTCCCGCCCCGCCGCCAAAAAGCAGGTACTTGGTAATCTTGTCAGTCAGCAGCTTCCATGCCTCGTACTGCTTGGGGAGCGGCTTGAGATTTATGGTGATGCCCATTGTTTCCTATTTTGTTTCCGGCGGCGTGATGGTGAAGCCCGAAACCGCCTCGCCCTTCGAGGTGATGTCCAGCTTCTGGTTGTAGTCGCCGCTCCGGCGTTCCAGAATGAACCGGGCGTTCTCCGGCTTGGCGTTCGGGTCTTCCAGTTCCAGTTCCATGGAATCCAACAGCTTCTCCTTGGCCATGGCCGGGAGGGTGTCCTTGAGGGCAATCAGCTTCATCCCCCAGTTCTCGTCCTCGCCCATCAGCTTGCCCTTCTCGGCCATGAGGCCGTCGAGGGTGAGTTCAAGGCGTGCGGCCACCTCCGAATCGGTGTGTCCGGCCTTGGTCATGCGTTCAATCCTTTCCTTGATGGTCTTCATATGCCTAAAGCATACAACTGTCAGTAAGTCCTGACAAGTTTTATGGGGGATTATTCGGTTCTGTCAAGGGTCTTGGACAGAATCTAGGCAATTTTCCTGAAATCTATCTATTGAAGAAATGTTAATATGTTGGGAAATTGATTTGGGGGGGAATTAGAAGGCTACTTTTCTCCTGACTCCCCAACTCAATTCGGGATACCACCCCCCCCCCATAGCCTTAATCCAAGTGTCGCACAATAAGCATTGTACGACACGCTCACAACCTAGCCAAAAAAACACCCCTATTGATTAGAGGTGCTTTGTATATTGCCGCACACGCACACCAAGCACGGTACACACACCACTCCATCACACGCTACAAGGCCACACAATCACTCTAGAGGCCGTCTAGCACGTTAGATGGTATCTGATGATCTAGGGCGTTACCAACTGACTTAAATCTTAATTTAATCATCTGTTCCCATTATTTAATGCTTAATCTAGCTAAAAAACCTTCTTTTAATTAAAAATCGGGAACAGATGAAAAATAGTATCTGTTCCCGATTTGTTCCCTGTTTTTAATGCTTAATCTAGCTAAAAGATACTATAAAAATTAAATCGGGAACAGATAACAACAGATATTGATGACCCCCCACCCTTAGTATTATTACTACATATACATTATATATATACTAAATTCTCATTTTGTCAAAGAAAACTGACAAAAAAAAAAATAAAGTCTTTATTTTATCTAATTCTACTTAAATTTTTCTGTCAATTCTTTTTGACACTTTTTTTTATAAAAAACTTACCCCAATTTCCTGCTGTTATTTGTTCCCAAAATTTCCACCTGACTTTTCTCCCCAAAATCCTGCTGTCATCCGTTCCCGACTTATCCACAACCCCAAAAAACAACT